TTATTTATATGTTTCAAATAAATCTTCGACCTTGCAATTTAAAACGCAAGCTATTTTCATAAGCACTTCAAAGCTTACGATTTCATTTTTTCCGAGTTTAGCTAAGGAATTTGTACTAATACCAGATAGTTTTCTTAGATCAGTTTTAGATAAGTCCTTGTCTATTAGTATTTTCCATAATTTGTTGTAACTGATAGTCATTCTTGATTTTTCTGTCGTCATTTTTATTTACGACTCCATTTCTTACCAAAGAGTGCCTGCTCATCATCTCCTAGTTTTAAAACAGTATTATCATCCATGATTTTTAGCATTTCTTCGTCGTCATACATATCTTGTTTGTCAAAAGAAATGAATGCCTGCTTTGATCCAATCTTGGTGTACCATTTAATTAGTTCTGCAACATATTCGTTAGATATATCTGAGAAGAGCAGAGAGTCATGAGATAAAGCAGGTAAAGGACTAGTCAAGAGAACAGCTATATCATAAATAATCATTCCTTTATAGTTAGTCCCAGTTCCAGTATCACTAGGGGTTCTAAAATCATAGCTGTTATGTTTGTTTAAAGTTAATTTAGGCGGGCGGTCACGATTATCAGAGATGTCATTACTAATTTCTTCCATTTGATTGTTTATAGATTCTTGAATTTGATTCAATACATCTTCATAATGATTCTCCATTCTTTGAGCAGCTTCTTTTTTATTTTTTGTCAATCTTGAATGTTCGTCAAAAGCTTTATTTTCAGATTCTAAGTGATGAATCTCTCTGTCAATACTTGTATATTGATCTAAAAATTCCTCTGTGAATATTTGTGAAACATTAAGATTATTGTATTGGATCTGAGCAGCTTGTAATTGAGATTCCAATTCTTCTAAATCCTTAATGATTAATTCACGTCTTTCGTGCAGTTCATCAGCAAGAAGTATTTGTATTTTATTATGAAACTGTTCAATTTCTGTGATTTTTTTAAAGTTTGCATCGGGGAAAAACTCCTGAAGTTTCGATAAATCAGCTTCAGTTGGATAACCACCTAAAGCGATATTATTTTCAATGATTTTCAAATCATTTCTATGGTTTCTAATGGAGCGCCTCAAATTTTTAATTCTATGATCCAATTCATTAAAATGGTTTGCTTTTTCAACTTCTTCTTGATCGAATTTTTGTGGGATTGAATTCTTTAATTGGAATCGTTGGATTTGAAGATCTGATATTCGTTCCATGTTCTCTTTATATTTTGTTTGTCCACCTGTTGAAGAGGGGAGAAAGTTATGTTTTCGAGCGTTATTAAAAATTTTTAGTTTTTCATCAGCTATTTTATATTGCTCTCTAAAAGCTGCTACTGAGTCATAGAAACCATATAATACTACAAGTACGCTAATAGCTTTATCCATGTTTTCATGTTTTATTTGAAGAGGACGGAATTCATCATAATTATCTTTTCCATAAATCCGGAAATATCTGCTTACTACGGTTCTGAAAGATAAAGGATTTAAGTCTAAATTATAATGAATTCTTAACCAATTAGTAAATTCTTCTATTGGAATAGTTTTGTTATCTAAATGGCTAAGGACTTGATTAGGGTCAGCTGTATCTCTTGAAAATTTATAGTTGGTATCCTTAAATCTAAAAGTAAAATTAATAGTGTGATTTCCAAGCTCTTTAACGGCATCGCTGTTTGTATATGTATTTCCTCCGAAAGCAAAATCAACAATTAGCAACATTGTTGATTTTCCAATAGAGTTAGCTCCGGTACCGCCTCCTAAAATAATATTTAAACCTTCTTTAAAAAAGATACTACCTCTTGGTTTACCATCAGCCATAAATAACTCGCAGTTGATTTCTGTTAACAAACATATAACCTCCCTTCTTTGGTCATATTAATTTTATTTAAAGCGTATAAGGAATCTAGGATTTCTATAAAGTATACAGGATTGTCTATAACGTCATTTACTTCGTTGAATAATTCTTGTGGCATTTTTGGTTCGTTAAGATGTTTAATAATAATTGGGAATTTAGAGATAACACTTTGACTATAAGAAAAAAGTTTACTTGGAATTTTCATTTTCAAACACCTCGCAAGACTGAACATAATACGCCACTACTATATGACAGGATATAATATTTTGTTTCGTTTGCTTCTGAATTTTTTCGGCTAAAGAGTTGAATATGTTCTCTTTTGAAGGTTTGTTTTTTTGATTTTTCAAATTCTTATAATTTTCTTTTATTTGTACACGTACCAATTCATCTTTAAATTTTCCTTCTTCAGATAAATTCTGCATGGTTTTATGTACAAATGCATAGTATTTGGCTACATAAAATTCAATTGTCTCTCTAAGCATAAATTCAGATTCATCTTCGACTTTTTCATTAATTGAAACAGGATTATAGTTTAAGTTTTTCAAATCCTCTTCCTTAGCTTCGGAAATCTTTTCTACAATTAAAGTTATTCCTTTTTCAATCTCAATTTCATCTAAAACTATGTTTGAATATCGAGAGCTCGACTGTATTGTTTTTACAGTTTTGAGCTCTTTTTCTTTTTGTTTTGTATATCCCAATATGTAGGAATCAAAGCATGAATAGCATAAACAAAGCAGATTGTTATATTCAGATTTTTTATCTGGAGATATTTTTGCTATTTCATAACTAGGTGTTCCTGAGTTTCTATCATTAACGGTTTGTAAAGAACACCCACAACCAGGATAAGAGCACGCGAAACGACAATCTTCAAGAAGTACAGAACCCATTTCTCCTTTAAATGCAGAAGATTCTTGCTTTGCTTTAGCTTGTTTTCTCTCATTTTTTTTACTTGGATTAGTTTCGTAATTAAGTGCCTCATTAAAAAGTTCAAATAAAATTTCTCCAACATTATCTTCATTTACTTCATCGTTTACATATGGGGCAATATCGTTTGCGAGATTTTTTCTAACAGTTTCAGGTCTTTCATAATGATTTATTGATTCGATAAAACCTTCTTTATCGAGGTTTGCCAAAATTTGTTTTGCCATTTTTTGAGAAAGACCACGATTATAGAATCCCCTTAAGGTAGAGTCTTTAACTCGTTGTGAAGGATCTTTTGCTGTAGCCCAATCTTTTTCTGGGACAGTGGTTAGCATGGCAATGATATCTCGCATATAATCTTCTACATTTTCGGATCCCATTAGATGTGGCTTTATTAATCTACATAATTCTGAGAAAAACATAAGACCCTCCTTTCGGAATAAATCTGTAGCATTTGTAGCATCGTGTCTCAAAGTCAATCAAAATCGAATAGGTCGTTTTATATACTTGTGTTGAGAAAGTTGGATAACTTGATTTTATCAAAAAACACACGTCTCAACAATAAAATGTGTGCTTTCACCAACTTATTCTCTTTTAATTTAAATTTTTAGGAGGTGATTGCATGGCGAAGTCTAATAAGAGACAGACCAACCGTTCTGTTGCTCGCAAAGCGTCTCGTATATTACGGGATAAGCGGTATAGCAAGAACTCCAAATCAGTCGCAGGCTCAGCTTTGTCACAAGCTAGACCACGTAAAAGACGAAGACGCAAACGCAAATAGTTTAATGGTTTTTGAAGATGAGCCATGATCATCTTTTAAATTAAATATCTAAAAAGCCTGAGTGTACATCAAGGCGTGAGGATACATATTCAAAACTACCCAGTCATAAGACTGAGCGGGTTTGAGTAGAGGTAGCCTTACCTTGGTGTGCACTGTTATGGGCGACTTATAGGTCTGGATACTTCTATCTTAGGAAGGGTCCAGACCTTTTTGCTGTTCTTGCGCCTTGATGTTCCAGGCATCAAAGGAGCAAAAACAGTGAAAATTGTATTAAAAAGTGAACCAGTAAATATGTTGAATCGTTGTGATATGACTGTCTTTGAGATCGACGATTCAGAGTTAGCCATCATGGTGGATGCAGATTTTGAATTGCAACAGAAAGAGCTAGAGTGCCCAGAAGAAGCTAAAAAACGCTCACCACAAGAAATCCTAGATGAACGTTTCAGTAAACCAGATGTCAATAATTTCAGACGACATAAAGACAACACCAGCTCCAACTCTTACAAGGATAGTGGTGGTGCCTATAAAGAACTCGAACATAGTTCAATGGCAGGTTTGAATTACCATAAGCGACCTCCTAAAGATAAGAAAAAAGGCCCCATGAGGTCAGATCGATACAAAGATGTCAAGAGACGAGCAGGTCGACAACCTGAGTATTACTCGGACACATTAGCAGAAGAGCTCGAACTTTCGGATGTCTTAAATGAAGCCCTTGAGACCTTGGATGAAAATCAAAGAGAGTTGATAGAAAAAGTATTCTTTGAAGGTGTGTCTCAAGCAGATATCGCAAGAGAAGAAGGGGTCAGTAAAACGGCCATCCATAATCGTTTGAAGCGTATTTATGAAAAGCTAAAAAAAGAATTTTTAAAACGAGGGTTAACTTCACCGTTTCTCGGCGACTAAGGAGTGAGGAAGGGGAACTTTCCTACAACAATCGAGAGGGGGTTAATCCATGAAACAAAAGCTAGGCATTCGTTTATCTAACACTTTAGTACCCAGCAAGTCAGTGTCTATCAAACGTGTTTCCATCCGTGAAAAAATTCTTCAACGGCTTTTAGGCAATACAACAGAAGTTAGTGTCATCGTTCCAGGACAAAAGGTAGCTTCTGTAGAAATATCAAGATTAGGAGGTCAGCAGTATGGGGATGATGAAGCAGTTGCAGTTAATGAATGATGAGGTTCAAAGCTTTTATGAGGGCTGGCAACATTTCTATGACCAAGTGGCCAATCACAATCCAGACCAGATGTCTCTAGACGATTACGCTATTCCAGATGAAGACCCCAGCCCTCAACCAGTCAGTTTTGAAGCCATTCAAAAGCATTTAGCTGAGAAAGCCAGACAGGGTTTTTCTGAACAAATACGAGATCTTATCCAATCATATGGAGTCAGTAAGCTCAGCGAAATCAAGCCAGAGGACTACCCAAAGCTATGGAAGCAGGTGGATGACCATGGCTAAAAACCACTCACTTTTATCACCATCTAGCTCTTCTAAGTGGCTGAAGTCACCACCAATCGCAAGACTCGAGGAAATTGCTACAGAGGATTACTGGGTGGATGACACAAATGAGTTTGCTCAAGAGGGAACTGCTGCTCATGCCTTAGCTGAATACAAACTCAAGAAGGCTCTTGGTCAGAAAGCAGAAAAGCCACAGTCAGATTTGATTGATAGTGATATGGATGTCTACACCGATGATTATGTTTTGTTCATCCAAGAGCTGATGCAGACCTTTACGCAAGTCCCACAAGTGATGGTGGAACAAAGACTAGATATTTCACGATGGGTGCCAGACTGTTTTGGCACAGGAGACTGTCTTTTAGTGGGCGACCAACGAGTACATCTTATCGACCTAAAGTATGGACGTTCTTATATCCAGACTGAACAGAATAGTCAGCTCATGCTTTACGGTTTGGGAGCCTTAGACCTTTTGGATGGCATCTACGACATTGAGGAACTACATCTAACCATCTATCAGCCAAGAATTAATAATATTTCTACTTGGGTAATCGATAAGGATGCTTTGCTGGAGTGGGCTGAAAAGGAGCTCAAACCAAAAGCTCAAGAAGCTTATGAGGGAAAAGGAGAGTTCAAGCCAGGTCCATGGCTGAAATACACCAAGTTAAAAGCCATCTCTAAAGATCGAGCTGAACACCACATGAAGCTTCGAAAATATCAATTAAAAGAAGCACACCTTCTAACGGATGCAGAGATTGAGGACGTGTTAGCCCATGTCGATGATTTGGTCGATTGGGCGAAATCGGTTAAAGACTATGCGGAACAACAAGCCATCCAACACAACAAGCACTGGCAAGGCTTCAAGCTAGTGGAGGGCCGCACTCGTAGAAAGTATGTTGATGAAGCTAAGATCGAAGCACGTGCCAAAGAAGAAGGCATTGAGGATATCCATGAGACTAAGCTCATCCCATTAACTCGTTTAGAAAAGCTTGTCGGTAAGAAGAAGTTTACTGACTCATTCGGTGACTTAGTAGTGAAACCAACAGGCAAACCCACTCTAGTCCCTGAATCAGATAGTCGACAAGAAATCCAAAGAATAGAAGCAACAGAAGAATTTACCCAACTTTAGGAGGAAAAATAATGAATAATCAAAATTTAAAAACCAGAGTCTTGCTGCCAAACGTCCGTCTTTCTTATCCATTCATCTGGGAGCCACGAGCCCAGTTTGATGGTGGGAAAGAAAAGTATTCCGCATCTTTACTCATTGACAAAGGCGATACTCAGACGATGGAGAAAGTTCAACAAGCCATTAAAAACGCTGCCCAGGCTGGAGTAGCCAAATTTGGTGGCAAGGTCCCAGACCTCAATAAAATCCGCACACCTCTACGAGATGGGGACGAGCGGGATGATGAAGCCTACCAAGGTCATTACTTCATCAACGCATCTTCTATTCAAGCCCCACAGATTGTAGATAGCAACGTGGACCCAATCATTGATCGTAATGAAGTTTATGCAGGCTGCTATGCCAACGTCACCGTCAATTTTTATGCTTATAACGTTAACGGGAATCGAGGCATTGCTTGTGGTCTGGGAAATATTCAGAAGGTTGCTGATGGGGAACCATTAGGTGGTCGTACCTCTGCTTCATCAGACTTTGCACCGCTATCTACTGCTACTGATGATTTCTTAGCCTAGGAGGGAGTTAAAGATGATGAATCCAATAACCGAATTTCTTTTAACAATTGTTCTCGGTGGCGTTATTGGCCATTGGTTAGGAGAGCTGATTTACTACATCCGTCTCGACATCCGTGAACGGCGGGATAAAAGATGAACCTCTTTAGCTTAGTTATAAATATTCTAATTATTGCTTGGGCTTTAGGTTTCGTAGGCCAATCTCTTATAGATGTGTATTTTTACTATGTCCAAAATCGCAAAAAATACCTGACAGACGATCGAGAGGAGTTAGACGATGACGAGGAGATTGTCCATTGATATAGAAACTTTCTCCTCAACGGACCTTAGCAAGTCTGGGGTCTACAAGTATGCAGAAAGCGAGGACTTTCAGGTCCTCCTTTTTGCCTATGCTTGGGATGGTGGAGAAGTTGAAGTCGTTGATTTAGCACAGAGTGAGAGTTTGCCCGAAGATGTTCGTGAAGCCTTACAAGATAATCATACTGAAAAATGGGCCTTCAATACCAATTTTGAACGAGTGTGTTTGAGTCGCTATCTTTGTTATCCACCAGGGACTTATCTTGATCCCAGTTCTTGGTATTGCACCATGATTTGGTCAGCATCGCTTGGTTTGCCTTTATCGCTTGAAAAAGCAGGAAAGGTTTTAGGGCTTAAAAATCAAAAAATGAAGGAAGGGAAACGGCTTATTCGCTATTTTTCTGTTCCCTGCAAAGCGACAAAGGTCAATGACGGACGAACTCGGAATTTACCGCATCATGCTCCTGAAGACTGGGAGCTGTTTAAGGAATACAACAAACGGGATGTTGAGGTGGAGCTGGCCATTCAAAAACGCTTGGCCAAGTTTCCAGTATCAGAGCAGGAGTGGGCCTATTATCATCAGGATCAAGAGATTAATGATTTAGGCATTGAAGTAGATCTGGACTTTGTTGAAGGGGCTATCTATTGTGACGACCAATCCCGAATCAAACATCTCGAAGAAGCCAAACAAATAACTGGTTTAGAAAATCCCAACTCACCACTGCAGCTCAAGGACTGGTTAAACGAGAAGGGCTGTTCGATTGACTCGCTAGCTAAGAAGAAGGTTCAAGAAGCCCTAACATCATCTACGGGAGAGGTCAAACGAGTTTTGGAACTGCGTCAGGAATTATCCAAATCCAGCGTGAAAAAATATGATGCCATGAAGCATGTGACGGGAGCACAAAACAGAGCTAGAGGGCTGATTCAATTTTATGGGGCCAACCGAACAGGTCGTTATGCAGGTCGCTTGATTCAAGTTCAAAACCTGCCTAGAAATTACCTAACCAATCTTGAAGAAGCTAGAGCGTTAGTCAAAGCAAAAGATGAAGTCGCTTTGGAAAGTTTATTTGATTCTACATCCAATACCTTGTCTGAGCTGATTCGGACTGCTTTTGTTCCTAAAGAAGGCCATTACTTTATTATTGATGACTTTTCATCCATTGAAGCTCGAGTTCTAGCCTGGTTATCGAATGAACGCTGGCGCCTTCAAGCCTTTAAAGCTGGAAAGGATATTTATTGCGAGTCAGCGTCACAGATGTTTGGCGTTCCCGTTGAAAAACATGGGGTGAACAGCCATTTAAGACAAAAAGGCAAGGTGGCCGAGCTGGCTTGTGGTTACGGGGGTTCTGTAGGAGCCCTTAAAGCCATGGGAGCTATAGAGATGGGCCTGGAAGAAGATGAACTTCAAGGCATTGTGGATGATTGGCGACAAGCCAGTCCTAATATTGTGGACTTTTGGTGGTCTGTTGATCGCTGTGCCAAAGAGACGATTAAAGGTCGTATGCTCACTGAGACACATGGTCTTCGCTTTACTTATGAGTCAGGCATTCTCTTTATCCAACTCCCATCAGGTCGAAGGCTAGCCTATTGTAAGCCTCGCATGGGTGAGAACCGTTTTGGTGGCGAGTCCATTCATTTTGAAGGAATCGGCACTGGCAACAAGTGGCAAGTCATCGAAACCTATGGAGCTAAGCTGGTTGAGAATATTACCCAAGCGATTGCTCGAGACATTCTGGCAGAAACCATGTATCGCTTAAAAAATTACCGAATCGTCATGCACGTCCATGATGAGATTGTCTTAGAGGTCCCAGAGGGTCAATCGAGTGTGGAAGAAATCTCGGCCATCATGAGTCGACCACCCGATTGGGCAGAGGGTTTACAACTAGGTGCAGATGGCTTTGAATGCCAGTTTTATCAAAAAGACTAGGAGGAAACAAATGGAATTATACACATCCAACGGCAGAGGAAATCAGCAGACGACCTACTTTCCTAATAAACAGGTGGTCGATTCAACTGATCGTTTAAAAGAAGCTGCACACTATGATCATGTGGCAGCTAAGTATGAAAAGCACTATCGATCTGTTCAGAATTTTGAGGTATCTAACGTGGTCGTCATGGATTTAGACAATGACCACTCTGATGATGCAGAAGACTGGGTGGGAATGGATAATTTTAGCACTCATTTTCCTGATGTGGAGTGCTACTTAGTTGCCAGTCGTAATCACTTAAAGGCAAAAGGAAATCAATCAGCCCGGCCACGTTTTCATGTTTATTTCCCCATTAAACCAATTCATGATGCGAAAGCGTACAAGGCTCTTAAAGAATCGATTCTTGCTTATTTTCCTTACTTTGATCGGAATGCTTTAGATAGTGCTCGGATGATTTTTGGAGTTGAGAATCCACAAGTTCTCGCTTGTCCAGGGTCGCTCCAAGTAGATGAATTCATTCAAGCCCAGACAGCTGCCTTTGAAGCTTTAGACTTTCCCGATTGGAGCAGTCCGATAGAAGAAGGTTCAAGAAACAATACCATGAGTCAATATGCGGGCCGGGTCTTAGTGCGTTTAGGAAACACCGATGAAGCTCGGAGACTGTTTGATGAACGGGCTACGTTATGCACTCCACCTCTCTGCGATGAAGAACTGAATAAAATCTGGCAGTCCGCTTTGAAGTTTGGAAAGCGGGTGTCTGAAGATCCTCATTACATCCCGCCAGACCAATTCAATAGTGAATACCTCTATCAACCAGAGGATTATTCAGATACAGGTCAAGCACTTGTCTTGGCTGAACATTTTAGTGAACAGTTACGATATTCACCTGCCACAGGCTTCCTGGTTTATAACGGGAGCTACTGGGAAGAATCGGACACCCAAGCAGTGGGTGTGATTCGTCATTTGACGGATTTGCAGTTAAAGGAAGCTGAGGAGGGCGTAGAAAAGTATCAAAAACTCCTGACCGCTAATGGCGGCATGCAGCTTCTGACCAGTCTAAGCAAAAAGAAAGCTGAAGAAGCTTTTACAAAAGACCAAGAGATTATTTATCGCAAGCTTCAAGAAGCCAATGTTTATCGAGACTTTGTGATGAAGCGAAGAAACCAAAATTATGTTCAAGCGGCTTTGAGATTGGCTCAGCATTTAGTGGAGGTCTCCCCAGAACAATTAGACGTGAATGAGTTTTACTTGAACACCCCTTCTAAGACTTACGACCTCATAACAGGAGAAGTCCTAGACCACCAAGCCGACCATTTTATTACCAAGCAAACCACAGTGGATGTTCCCAGTGAAGGAGAAGGGTACTGGTTAGATGCTCTCCAGACCTTCTTCCAAAATGACCAAGAGCTGATTGACTACGTTCAAAAGATTGTAGGCCTGGCGACCATTGGAAAGGTTTATGTAGAAGCTTTGATTATCGCTTATGGAGACGGAAGAAATGGAAAGTCGACCTTTTGGAATGTCATCGCTAAGGTGCTGGGAAGCTATGCTGGTAATTTGTCGGCGGACACCTTAACCATGAAGCAACAAGGAAACGTGAAGTATGAATTGGCAGAAGCAAAAGGCAAGCGACTCTTAATCTCAGCCGAGCTTCAAGAAGGCATGCGTCTCAATACATCAGTCGTTAAGAAGTTGTGCTCAACGGATGAAATTTTTGCAGAGAAGAAGTTTAAGGATCCCTTCTCTTATACCCCTAGCCATACCTTGGTTCTGTACACCAACCATCTACCCAAGGTGGGCGCTTTAGACGAGGGAACCTGGCGGAGGTTAATCGTGATTCCTTTTGAAGCCAAAATAGAAGGCAAGAGCGACATCAAAAACTATGCCGACTTTCTTTCTCAAGAAGCTGGGGGTGCGATTTTAGCTTGGATGATTGAAGGAGCGCAGAAGGTCATTGCTGAAGACTTTAAGATTAGTCAACCTCAAAAAGTGAAAGATGCAGTGGCTTTTTATAAAGACAGTAATGACTGGTTCCAGCACTTCCTCAATGATTGTTGTGAAGTGGGTGACGATCTGGTTGAAAAGTCTGGTTTAGTTTATGAGGAGTATCGCGCCTATTGTCATCGAACAGGAGAGTTTGCACGAAGCACTACTGACTTTTATAGCGCTTTGGCATCAGCGGGTTTTGAACGAAAGAGAACTAATAAGGGTTCTTTCATCCGTGGATTAAGACTCCTCAATGAATTTTTATAAAAATTGAGTTTCATTCTCGATGGTGTTAAAGCTTGATATGAATGGAAAGTGACAGCCAGTGATGGGCATTACTATTCTTACGTATAAGAGAAAAATTGAAATTTAATTATATATAAGAATATATATAGCCGTCACTGGGTATCACTTCTTGATGAGACAAGCTTTTGATGAATAGGAGGCATTATGAAAGAAATAGAGATTGAACAAAAACTGGTCAAAGCAGTTGCTGACCGTATGGGATGGTGTTTGAAGTGGACGAGTCAAAGTTTGACGGGTATTCCAGATCGTATCGTTTTACTACCCGGAGGAAAGATAGCCTTTGTCGAAGTGAAAGCTCCAGGCGAGAAACCACGAAAGCTACAGATCAGACGGATGAATCAGCTTCAAGCACTGGGTTTTAATTGTTACGTGTTAGACAAAGCAGAAGATATCCCAGCTTTACTGGAGGAGATAGCTGATGAAGTTTAAGCCACACACTTATCAAAAACAAATGATTGACTACATCGAAAGTCATCCAGTGTCTGCTTTGTTTTTAGACATGGGTTTGGGAAAGACTGTTATTTCCCTGACCGCTATCTTGAACCTCCTCTTCGATTCTTTTCAAGTGAGGAAGGTCTTAGTCATTGCACCCCTTCGAGTCGCCAGAGATACCTGGCCTGATGAGATAGAAAAATGGGAGCATCTCAAGCTACTCAACTATTCAGTCGTTGTTGGGTCAGCCAAAGAAAGACAAAAAGCTTTAGAAGAAGACGCTGATATTTATATCATTAACCGAGAAAATGTGACCTGGTTGATTGAAAAGAGTGATCACCCCTTTGATTACGACATGGTGGTCATTGATGAGTTGTCGAGCTTCAAATCTCACCGGTCCAAACGATTCAAGTCTTTATTGAAAGTCAGACCTTTTATAAAACGAATAGTAGGTTTGACGGGGACTCCTTCTAGTAATGGCTTGATGGACTTGTGGGCTCAGTTTAGAATCCTAGATAAGGGTGAACGCTTAGGGAGCTTCATCACTCATTACCGGCAACGCTACTTTGATCCAGACAAGCGAAATGGAATGGTCATCTATTCTTACAAACCTAAGCCAGGCGCAGAAGATGCCATTTATAAGCAGATAGAAGACATGACGGTCTTCATGAAAGCTGAGGACTATTTAGACATGCCTGACCTGATTTCTAATGAGGTCACGGTGAAGTTGACTGACAAGGAACGAGCCCTTTACGAAGAACTGAAAAAAGAGATGGTCCTTGAAATTAAAGATCAAGCCATTGATGCCATTAATGCCGCTAGCTTGTCTAACAAACTTCTACAAATGGCTTCAGGTGCAGTCTATGACGACCAACAGGAAAGTGTTCGGATCCATGATAGAAAACTAGATGCTTTAGAAGATTTAGTGGAAGCTTCTAATGGAAAGCCAGTCTTGATTGCTTATTGGTTCAAGCATGATCTAGAACCCATTCAAAAGAGAGTGGGAGCAACCCTCTTAAAATCACAAGAGGACTTTAGAAATTGGAATCAAGGCAAGATCCCAGTCGCATTGATTCATCCAGCCTCAGCAGGTCATGGTTTGAACTTACAAGCTGGAGGCTCGACCCTCGTTTGGTACTCCTTAACTTGGTCTTTGGAACTTTATCAACAAACAAATGCTCGCTTGTATCGTCAAGGTCAAAAAGAGTCTGTGGTCATCCATCACTTGATTACTGAACAGACCATTGATGAAGATGTAATGAAAGCACTCAAACGTAAAGATGATTCACAAACTGCCCTGTTGGAGGCTGTCAAAGCAGAATTGGAGGTGGCTTAAATGACCGCTAAGGAATATTTACAACAAGCCTTTTTCTTATATAAAGAGATTAATAGTAAGTTGGAACAATTAGATGAGTTAAATGTTTTAGCTCGAAAGGTAACGACCACCTTGTCTGATATGCCCCGGGCCAAGTCAGATAAAGGTTCTCGGCTAGAACATACGGTCCTTAAAATTGTAGCCCTCCAAGAAGAAATCAATGAGGACATTGATGATTTAGTCGATTTAAAGCGTGAGATTCGTGCGGCCATCTTAACTTTGGATGATCCAGAGGAACGGGTCATTTTAGAGAAACGTTACCTAGCTTTTACTCAGTGGGAACAGATAGCGGTGGACTTAAATTACAGTATCCAGTACTGCTTCAAAGTTCATAAGCGAGCCTTGGAGAAGATAAAAGTTCCTGAAAAGAGTCATTTGTAGAGTAAAGTTGATAGAAGTAGAGTAAGGTCTTCTGTTATTGTTAAACTAGGAAAAAGAGAATAAAACGAAGCCTATCCAAGGAGGAATCCCTGGGTGGGCTTTTTCTTTGAGGAGGTGAGGGAGTGCCAAGAAAACCTAAGACACCCTGTCGACACCCAGGCTGTCCTGAGTTGGTTGAAGGTTCCTATTGTAAGGAACACCAAAGCCAACGAGACCGTCACTACAATCGCTACGAGCGTGACCCTAAAAGCAAGAACCGCTACGACAGTCGTTGGCAGAGGATTCGAAAAATGTATCTGCACCGTCATCCTATGTGTGAACAATGTTTAGAGAGAGGAAAGACTGTCAAGGCTCAAGAGGTTCACCACATCTTACCCTTGGGTCGAGGAGGGAGCCACCGGGAAAGTAACCTACAAGCTCTCTGCAAGCCTTGCCACTCAAGGCAATCAGTTCTTGATGGCGATCGCTTTCCTCGAGGAAAACGATATTCTTATTAATTTTGTCAAAAAAGTGACAGGAGATGTCAAAAATATTCTGGGAAGGGGGAGGTCAAATCTCTTTTCCTTAAGGCCCCAGAGCGGGCGGGCAACCTCGCATAAAAGAATTTAAATTCAAACGGGGGATTAACCCCCCAATTTTAATTTGACATCACTTGACCATCGGATTTGAGGTGAGAAACGATTGGCAAAAGATGGAACGAATCGAGGTGGGGCAAGAATCGGCGCTGGTCGTAAAAAGGATGTTTTGGTTGATAAAATCAACAGCGATAAAATAAAAAACACTTACGTCTTACCCCAGCCCGAAGAACTATCTGGTCAAGACATGCCACCGATTAGTGATTATTTGAAGCAAGAACAGAAAAATGGCGAGAAGTTTTATGTGGAAGAAGTGTATGAAGAAACTTGGAGATGGCTAAAAATTCATGAATGTGAACACCTTGTCAGCAAACAACTCATTGAACAGTATGCCATGATGGTGTCTCGTTGGATCCAGTGTGAACAAGCGATTTCAGAGTTTGGTTTTCTGGCCAAGCACCCAACCACAGGTAATGCGATCGCTTCTCCATACGTCTCCATGTCCAAAGATTACATGAAGCAGATTAATAATCTGTGGTATCAAATTTATCAAGTCGTCAGAGAGAATGCGAGTGTGGCTTATGATGGGCCAAATCCAAAGGACGATTTGATGGAAAAACTGCTGAGAAGCAAGAAGTAGGGAGGAAATTATGAACATCATTAAAACTGCTGAAAGCGTCTGTGAAGGTCATCCTGATAAATTGTGTGACCAAATCTCAGACGCTATTTTAGATGCTGCTTTAGGTGCAGACCAAAATGCCCGAGTGGCTGTTGAAACCATGGTAACCAAGGGGCATGTTTTTGTAGCCGGTGAGATGACCTGCCAGAAACGATTGCCTTTAAGACAAGTCATCCGTAGAGTCTTGACTGCTTGTGGATATAATCCAAGGGCCTATAAAATTCATATTCATCTACAAAAACAAAGTGCAGATATTCAACAAGGGGTGGATGTGGCTTTAGAAAGTAGAAAGAGCCAGGACAGTCAAACGCTTGGTGCAGGAGACCAAGGTACCATGTATGGCTATGCGACTCGTGAATCTTATGATCGTTTGCCCTTGTCTTTAAGTTATGCCCATAAGCTTTGCCAGCGTTTGGATACCGTTCGTTTGTTAGGAGCGATTGAGGGAATTAAGTCGGATGGAAAAGCACAAGTCAGTATTGAATACCAAGATAATCAACCTGTTCGAGTGACTGCTATTGTAATTTCAGTCCAACATGCAGAGGACAAAAACCTCAGCCAACTCAAAGATGAAATCATCAAGCTGGTCATCCAACCAATTATCGACCCGCATTTAATCAATGAGGACACAGAAATCCTGATTAACCCATCAGGTCGATTTGTTCTTGGAGGCCCAGAAGCAGATACAGGCTTAACGGGTCGAAAGATTATGGTTGATACCTATGGTGGCTTAGCTGCACATGGGGGAGGGGCTTTTTCAGGCAAAGATCCGACAAAAGTTGACCGCTCTGGAGCTTATATGGCCCGACACCTAGCTAAACAAATTGTTGAGGACCATCTAGCTGAGCACTGCCAAGTAGGTCTTTCTTATGCGATTGGAAAGGCTCAACCTGTAGCTGTGTCAGTAGAGACTTTTAGAACAGGAGAAGTAGCGGACGAGGAACTCTCAAACCTCATTCAACAACATTATGACCTGACCCCACAAGGGATTATTGCTTATCTTAACTTAAGGAAAATTGACTACCAGCGGACCGCTTGTTATGGCCACTTTAATTCGTCACGCTTTCCTTGGGAACAAGTTCGTCCTGGCAAATTGAGAAGGGAGATGACAAACGATGAAGATGCAAACCATGACCCTCGAAGACCTTAAACCGGCTGATTATAACCCTAGAAAGGATTTGCAACCTGGCGACCCAGAGTATGAGAAGCTCAAACGGTCACTCGATACTTTTGGCAGTGATAACAATCGTAAATAAGACTGGACTTTACTCCTTTTTAGAGTGATATATGTACATGACAAAAAAACCTGAGGAGGAGAAAAAGATGTGGGAAAGAGGACAGATTGAATTTGAAGGACAAACTTATCGCTACTGGTTGTTCGCATTCGAGGAAGGCTCAGAATACGGAATTGAAGAAGGCCGGATTTCAAAGTTGATGCTGAAAAGAGAAGGAGAAATTGTCTGCAACTACGACAGAGGTTGGGATGTTTACCCGATTGATGAAGAAACAGAAGAAGTGATGATGGGGCTTTTCTTTCAGTATCAATAAGCACAAACTTCTAATGAGAATCAGTTCAGAGCCGGTTCTCTTTTTCTTTACACTCTTTCAAGTAAATGTGGATAAAGCTTGCTATTAAAGTCTTTTAGAGTGATATATAGACATGAAGAAAGGAAGTGTTATCCATGAAAAAGACATATGATCTGAAGGGGAATAAGAGAAAAGCACTCTGTGCAGTCATATCAAAAGTGACTGGAGAAAAAGCAACTTACCTAGGCCCACCAAGCTTTGCTTATCAAATTGGAGACATCAAGGTAGGTCGAGACGCTACGGTGGAGAATATTAGCGAAGAAATTCATCAAGCACTTTTAGAAGCTGGTTTTGAAGAATTGCCCTTATTGAGTGAGGAACCAGAGAAAGACACTGAACCAGCTATGGAAATTTCAGCACCAAGCTTTTCAGTCGCTCAACCTCTCCTCAATGAAGAAGACTTAGGCAAGCTAGACAATCTTCTAAAAGCTAAAGGTCCACTTATTCAAAAAGCCCTTCAAGCGGATCAAATTACCTATGAGATTGGAGATGACAAGCTCATTTTTAGATGGTTCAATCAGATGCCAGAGCCAGAAACCATTCAAGCCACCATTGTTCTCATTGACAAGATAGTCCAACATGTGATTAATCGAAAATTTATCTCAGCTAAGCTGACAGAAACTGATAATGAGAAATATACTTTCAGGACTTTCCTCTTATCTCTTGGGCTAATCGGGCCAGAATATAAGGAAGTCAGAAAGACCTTGATGAGACATTTGTCTGGCAATGCCGCTTTTAGAAAACCACAGAAAACAAACAAATAATGCTGGATAATTTCCTGAATGTATGGGAATATGTGGTCGAAAAAGGAAAGGGGTAAGCCGGCATGACAAACAAAGAGATGAAACGAAAGAGTTTCTTAGAAGCAGTTCAACGAAAAGAAAAGAAAACTGAAGCCTTAGTTCAAAGCATTATTGTTCGATATGGTGATGACATAATAGAGAGCGAAGACAGCGTCGAGCTATCAAAGGATACCTTGAAACAGATGATGTTAGAGGTTTATAAATCAGCTAAGCAAGGTTACTAAGAACAATTTGAATAACACTTAAAGAGTTCCTTTTTGGAGCTCTTTTTTGATGAGGAGGGTGAGTGTTGAGAAAATTAGAGAATTTTACACCGACACGCTTCATGGAAGAAACATCCCACTACGATAAAGAAAAAGCCGACTTCGCTGTGAATTTTATTGAATGCCTGACTCACACCAAAGGCCAGTGGGCAGGCAAGCCCTTTGAATTAATCGACTGGCAAGAACGAATTGTCAGAGACATCTTCGGCACGATTAAGCCCAATGGTTACCGTCAATTCAACACAGCTTATGTCGAAATTCCAAAAAAGCAAGGCAAATCGGAATTAGCTGCTGCGATTGCCTTGCTGTTAACGTGTGGGGATGGAGAAGAACGGGCAGAGGTTTATGGCTGTGCGGCTGACCGACAACAAGCCTCTATTGTCTTTGAAGTAGCCGCTGATATGGTGAGGATGTGCCCCGCTTTGAACAAGCGAGTAAAGATTTTAGCTTCTCAAAAACGGATTATTTATCATCCGACTAACAGTTTCTATCAAGTTTTGTCTGCTGAAGCTTACTCCAAGCATGGCTTTAACATCAGTGGGGTTATTTTTGATGAGTTGCACACCCAACCTAATCGAAAACTTTATGATGTCATGACCAAAGGATCTGGAGATGCTCGAACCCAGCCTTTGTATTTCTTAATCACAACCGCTGGAAATGACACCAATACTATCGGTTATGAAGTCCATCAAAAAGCTGAAGATATTCTTGAAGGACGAAAAACAGACCCGACTTTCTACCCGGTGATTTATGGGGCAAAAGAAGATGAGGATTGGTCTGATCCAGAAGTTTGGAAGAAGGCCAACCCCTCATTAGGAATTACAGTGGGCATGGATAAGGTAGAGGCGGCTTATGAAAGTGCGAAGCAAAACCCCGCAGAGGAGAACGCCTTTAGGCAGTTACGCTTAAACCAGTGGGTCAAGCAGGCGATTCGTTGGATGCCTATGGACAAGTGGGATGCATGTGATTTCCCTGTGGTTCCTGAACGCTTGCGAGGTCGGATTTGTTATGGGGGATTGGACTTGTCTTCTACGACTGACTTAACCGCTTTTGTTTTAGTCTTTCCACCTACGGATGAGGACGACAAGTACAGTATCCTGCCATATTTTTGGATTCCAGAAGAAACGGTTCCCTTAAGAGTCAATAGAGACCATGTTCAATACGATCAATGGGGCAAGTCTCGTCATTTGCTGACGACTGAAGGGAACGTGGTTCATTATGGCTATATAGAGGAGTTCATCGAAGACTTAGGCACCAAGTTCAACATCCAGGAGATTGCCTTTGACCGTTGGGGAGCCATTCAAATGTCTCAGAACTTAGAAGGGATGGGCTTTACGGTTGTTCCCTTTGGTCAGGGCTATAAGGATATGAGTCCACCAACGAAAGAATTGATGAAACTTGTTTTAGAAGAAAAGATTGCACATGGTGGACACCCAGTTTTGAGATGGAATGCCGATAATATTTACATTAAGAAAGACCCTGCAGGCAACATTAAGCCTGATAAGGAGAAATCGTCTGAAAAGATTGATGGGATAGTAGCGACAGTCATGGCTCTAGACCGAGCCATTCGTAATGCAGAAAATCATTATTCCATTTACGAAGACCGAGGAATCTTACTCTTATAAGTGAGGTGATAGATGAATGTTTGAAAAAATTACATCCTTATTTCGTTCGAAAGAGAAGCCGACTAACTTTGGTTCTAGTCGCTTTTCTTTTTTATTTGGCTCGACTCCTTCTGGCCAACAAGTCAATGAACGGACCGCCATGCAGACCACTGGTGTCTATGCCTGTGTCCGTATTTTGTCAGAGTCGGTTGCCAGTTTGCCCTTGCATCTGTATGAATACCAAGACCAGGGAAACAAGGTCAAGGCGATTGACCATCCCCTTTATTTCATCTTGCATGATGAACCCAATCCTGACATGACGAGCTTTACCTTTCGAGAAACTTTGATGTCACACCTACTCTTATACGGGAATGCCTATGCACAGATTATTCGAAATGGACGAGGAGATGTCTTAGCTTTGTACCCCTTGATGCCTAACCAGATGAAAGTCGAGCGGGCCAAGAACGGGGAGCTAACTTATACCTATACTAAGACCCCATCTCACTCAGGTCGAGAAGAAAAGGTGGTCTTATCCAGAGCAGAAGTCCTTCACATTCCAGGTTTAGGCTTTGATGGTTTGGTGGGCTATAGTCCAATTGCCATGGCCAAGAATGCTATTGGGATGTCAATTGCTACCGAAGAGTACGGGGCTAAGTTCTTTGCGAATGGGGCGACTCCTGGAGGGGTACTAGAACACCCAGGCATTGTCAAAGACCCAGAAAGATTACGAGAGACTTGGCAGGCCCAGTTTTCTAAGGGGAATGTTCACCGAGTGGCTGTCCTAGAAGAAGGGATGAAGTTTCACCAACTGACGATTCCACCTGACCAGGCTCAGTTTTTAGAAACTCGCAAGTTCCAGCTTAATGAAATCGCTCGTATCTTTCGAGTGCCGCCTCACATGATTGGAGATTTAGACCGCTCTAGTTTCAACAACATCGAGCAACAATCCATGGAGTTTGTGAAGTACACCTTGAATCCTTGGTTAGTGCGTTTTGAACAGGCCATTCAAAAATCCTTGTTCTTTGAAGATGAAAAAGAACGCTACTTTGTCAAGTTTAATGTCAGTGGCTTGCTTCGAGGAGACTATGAAACTCGGATGAATGGTTATGCGGTTGGTCGCCAGAATGGGTGGCTGTCTGCTAATGACATTCGAGAGCTGGAAGATATGAACCAAATCAGTGATGAAGAAGGTGGTAATAAATACCTCGTCAATGGGAACATGCTACCGCTTGATCAGGCAGGGGCGTTTTATAGAAGGAGGATAGATCCAAATGACCGTATTTTGGAATTGGAAGAAGACGAAGAATAAGGCTCCAAGAGAGCTAGTCATGGATGGGGTCATTGCAGAAGATTCCTGGTTGGATGATGATGTGACCCCTCAACGTTTCAAAGAAGAACTTCAAGCGGATGAAGGTCCTTTGATTTTATGGCTGAACTCCCCCGGTGGGGATTGTATTGCAGCGAGTCAAATCTACACCATGCTTATGGATTACCCTGATGAAGTCATTGTGAGAATTGATGGGCTAGCTGCTTCTGCCGCTAGTGTGATTGCTATGGCTGGAACAACTGTTGAAATGGCACCTACTTCACTCATGATGATTCACAACCCGTTAACTGTCGCCATGGGAAATCGTGAGGAAATGAGTCAAGTGGTCGTCATGTTGGATGAAGTGAAAGAGTCCATCATCAATGCTTACGAAATTAAAACGGGACTTTCCAGAGAAGCTCTTTCAGACATGATGGACTCAGAAACATGGATGAATGCTCATAAAGCAGTAGAACTTGGCTTTTGTGACCGCCTCTTTGAGGGAAATCCGAGTGAGGTGGTATCAAATTACACTTTCTCAGCCAAGCAATCCGCTCATGAGTTTGTCGCAAAGTTAGAAGCCAAATACACGCCGATTGAAACCTTGTATGACCGCTTAAATCAATTAAACCAATAGGAGGAATTACCCATGAATAAATTAAATGAATTGAGGCAGAAACGTGCCAAAGCCTGGGATCAAACCAAGGCTTTTTTAGATGAATGTCACAAAAATTCAGATGTTTTATCCATTGAAGATGTCCAAACCTACGATCGAATGGAGAATGAAGTCGTTGCTTTAGGAAAAGAAATTGAACGCTTAGAGAAACAGGAGGAGATGGATCGGATGATGAATCAAGCGACTAGCCAAGGGATTGTCCAAAATCCCCAAGCACAACCCACTACTAAAACCGGGAAAGCTAGCCCTGAGTATAGTGAAGCCTTTTGGAATGTCATGCGAGGAAAACAGCCTAGCACCTTCACCAATGCTCTCCAAGTCGGGACAGATACAGAAGGTGGCTATTTAGTGCCTGATGAGTTTGAACGGATCTTAATTGAAGGTTTAGAGTCTGAGAATATCTTCCGTCAAATTTCTAAGGTCATCCAAACCAATAGCGGTGAGCGAAAAATTCCAGTCGTGGCTTCCAAAGGTGACGCTTCTTGGATGGATGAAGAGGGAGCCTATGTTGAAAGCGACATGAGCTTCAATCAAGTTTTACTAGGAGCTCACAAACTAGGAACCTTAGTCAAAGTTTCAGAAGAATTGTTGAATGATTCTGCTTTTGATTTGCCAAGCTATATCGCACGTGAGTTTTCTAGACGCTTGGGCTCTAAGGAAGAAGAAGCCTTCTTAACAGGTGATGGCGTAGGAAAACCTCTAGGAATCTTAAAGGATACGAATTTAGAAGTTGGAGCTACCACTGCAGCTGCTAAAAGTATCACTTTTGATGAGTTAATTGACCTGTATTATTCCTTGAAAGAGCCTTATAGAAAATCAGCTGTTTTCATCATGAATGACCAGACGGTTAAGGCAGTCCGCCAGCTTAAAGACAATAGCGGTCAATATATCTGGCAACCATCTCTGGTGGCTGATACTCCAGACCAAATCCTAAACTGCCCAGTCTTGACTTCTCCTTACATGCCTGAGATGGCAGGTGGAGCAAGCACTGTTCTCTTTGGAGACTTCTCTTATTTCTGGATTGCAGATCGTGAGGGCCGTAGCTTCAAGCGTCTCAACGAACTATATGCCACTAATGGGCAAGTTGGCTTCTTAGGCTCTCAGCGGGTAGACGGGAAGTTGGTCTTGCCAGAAGCCTTTAAGGTCTTAAAACAAAAAGGCACAACTGCCTAAATTGAAAGGGGGAATGGATGATGGTGGTCACACTGGATGAAGCTAAGCTGTTTTTAAGAGTCGAGCATTCAGAGGAGGATTCTTTGATCACTCATTTAATCCAAACCTCTCAAGCAACGGTTGAAAATGTCTTGAGACACCCTCTGTCTGATTATCAGGAAGTTCCAGCAGATATCAAAATGGCCATCCTCTATGGGGTGGCCTATTTGTTTGAAAATAGAGAAACTGCTGATTTTCACTCCATGATTTTGTTGATGCGGGCGATTCTCTTTCCTTATCGAACGGAGGTGTTTTAATGGCAAACAAAGAATTAATTGGTCGGTTAGATCAAAGAATCCTCATTTGTCACGTTCAAGAAATTAGGGATAAATATAACACTCGTATTGGCAAGAAACGTTTGATTAAATATCTCTGTTGGGCTCATGTCACCAATTTACATAGAGACGAGTATTATGCTGCTTACGGTTTGAGACTTCATAAAGAACCGAATATGAAGTTCGTCTCCGAAACGGATGCCTTAAAAGGTAAAGGGATGACCCGGGATGAATTTATCGAATTTGCCGTTTCAGAAGAGGCTGAGGACGCTAAACAAGTGACGTTTATTTCGCTACAAGACTTGAAAGGGGCACGGTTTGCAGGAGGCCCTCACAAAAAGTTAGACTGGGTAGCTGAAATACCTTGGGATCTCTTAGTCATTGATGAAGCGCATGAAGGGGTGGATACTCGAAAGACGGACTGCGCTTTTGAGAAAATTAATCGCGACTTTACACTCCATTTATCTGGAACGCCATTTAAAGCCATTGCGAATGAGAAGTTTATGGCGGATCAAATCTATAATTGGTCTTATCTTGACGAGCAACAAGCGAAGGCGAACTGGGATCCAACACTCGATACTAATCCTTATGAAAAATTACCAACCTTAAGTCTTTTTACTTATCAGATGAGTAGCCTCGTCCAAGATCGACTACAAAAAGGGGCGAATATAGAAGAAGACGGTAATATGGATTATGCTTTTGACTTGAACGAATTCTTCGCAACGAAGGATAACGGGCGTTTTGAGTATGAAGCGAGCGTCATTAAGTTCTTGGATAATTTGTCACAAGGCAAGATGCCTTTTTCACCGACGGAGTATCGTCATCAGTTAGATCATACATTTTGGCTCCTACCAAGAGTTGCCTCAGTCAAGGCGATTGAAGCATTATTGAAGAAACATCCTGTCTTCAAGGATTACCAAATCATCTTAGCCGCTGGGGATGGCGAAAGTCTAATTGATAGTGAAACAGAGTTAGAACAAAGTCAAGAAGTTAAGAAAAATCAAAAATCATATGATAAAGTCAAGGCAGCGATTGCGAAATATCCTAAGACGATTACCCTATCGGTTGGGCAACTTACAACAGGGGTAACGATTCCCGAGTGGACGGCTGTATTGATGCTGTCAAATATTAAGTCACCTGCCCTATATTTCCAAGCAGCCTTTAGAGCACAGAATCCTTACGAGTACGAAAAGGATGGGCAACTCTTCCGTAAAGAGAATGCGTATATCTTTGACTTTGCGCCAGAGCGCACGCTGATTCTCTTTGATGAATTTGCTAAAAATCTAACGCCGGGTCAATCGGAGACGACGAAGCTGCGTCATGACCAGATTAAGACGTTGTTGAATTTCTTCCCGGTGATTGCAGAAGATGATCAAGGGGAGATGAAAGAACTCAATTCCGAGGAAGTATTAACCATTCCACGTCATATTAAAGCGCGTGAGGTCGTTCGCCAAGGCTTTATGTCTAACCTGCTCTTCAACAATATTGTAGGGATCTTTGGCGCGCCAAAAGAATTGGTTGGAATTATTAATAAGATTAAGCCCGAAGAGAATAAGAAGCATGCGAAAGAAGCACGGCCAATTGATTTACAGAATCCAATGCTAAATGATCGCGGCGAAGTTGAAATTCCTGATGAAATCGTTATTAACCGAACGAGAGATATCTTTGGTGATAAAGTCTTCCAAGTCGAAGACAAGCCGGAATCTGTAACAGTGACGGATTTAACCAACCGCTTCATGGACAGTATAAAAGATGACTTTGATGAATTAAAAAATCAATTTGACTTGAATGCAACTCAGACAAATCGTGTTCAAGATAACGTCAAACGCAATATTAAAGATGTGGTTGAGGAAGAAGTAAACTACTTTACAACCCAAACAACTTACATTCAAAAAGACTATAATGACGCGCTTGTAAATCCGAATAATACCAAAACTATGACTGAACTTGATGAAGAGCGTCAGGCAAAAGAAAGAGAGCTACGTCAAGCGTTCCAACAAAATATTCAAAAACGAACCCAAGAAACATTGAAGAAAACTGTCGAAACAGAATCTAAAAAAGTCGAAGAACGGAAGAAAAACAAAACGGAGCAAGATACCCGAGATCACTTACGTGGATTTACCCGGACGATTCCTGCCTTCCTTATGGCGTATGGTGACCGTGATACAAGGCTGGGTAATTTTGAACAGAACATTGACCCAGATACTTTCCTGGAAATTACCTCGATTACGATTGAAGAATTTAGGAAGTTACGTGATGGCTTTAAGTATATTGACGATGAGGGTCAAGAGCGTGAGTTTAAAGGGTTCTTTGACGAGACGGTCTTCAATGCCAGTGTCCAAGAATTCTTTGATAAGAAAGACGAACTAGCTGATTACTTTGATGAGCAACTGCTTGAAGATATCTTTGACTATATTCCGAACCAGCAGACCAATCAGATTTATACGCCACGCGGTGTCGTTAAATTGATGGTCGATAAGTTAGAAGAAGAGAATCCAGGAATCTTTCAGAATAAGTATATGAAGTTTGCGGACTTATATACTAAGAGTGGGCTCTATCTAACGGAATTGGTAAAACGATTAAATGAAGGCTTAGCCGATCAAATCCCTAATCAAGAAGAGCGAATTAAGTGGATCTTAGAGAATCAGGTCTATGGGGTTGCTCCAAGTAATATAATTTACAATATTGCGAAAAACTATGTCTATGGCATTCACAGGGATATTGATACCCGTAACTTAGTCCAATGGGACATGGCGAAATCTGCCCAAGAAGGAACGATGAAAGAAGATTTAATCAAAGCCTATGGAGGTGAGAAAGTGAAGTTTGATGTGATTGTAGGGAATCCGCCGTATCAGCAACCAGGTACAGGTGAAAATTCAAGAGATGAGCCTATTTATCATCTATTTATAAATGATAGTTATGATATAGCAGAGAAAGTTATTTTAATAACACCAGCTCGTTTTCTATTTAATGCAGGCCAAACACCAAAATCTTGGAATGAAAAAATGTTAAACGATAGACATATAAAAGTTGTTTTCTATGAAGTAAACAGCACAAAAATCTTCCCTTCTAACGATATTAAGGGGGGTATAGCTGTTACATACAGAGATATTAATTCAGACTTTGGAAAAATAGGTACTTTTACAGCTATTAAAGAAATAAATTTAATTTTAAGAAAAGTAAAGAGAATGAATCAAGAAAGCATTAACAAAATTTTATATGGTAAAAGTACATATAAGTTTAATGAAACTTTATATGAGGATTATCCTGAATTGTTACAAAGGGTAACGGTTGGCGAGCGAAAATCTATAAATTCTAATATTTTCGAAAAGTTTTCTGAAGTTTTCTTTGATGAGGATGTATCAGGAGATATGATTCAAATATATGGCAGACTGAATCATAATAGAATAACAAAATATATTGACAAAAAATATATCATGCCTCATCCTAATCTAGATAAGTATAAAGTGCTTGTTCCAGCATCTAATGGTAGTGGTGCATTAGGTGAAGTTCTTAGTACACCAGTTATGGGTACACCAGTTATGGGTACACCAGTTATGGGTTATACTCAAACTTTCATTTCATTTGGTGATTTTGATGATGAGATAGAAGCTCAAAATGCATTATCTTATATGAAAACTAAGTTTTTAAGAGCAATGTTAGGGACAATGAAAGTTACTCAACATAATCAATCAAAAGAAGTGTGGAAAAATGTCCCACCACAAGACTTCACCTCAAACTCCGACATTGATTGGTCAAAATCCATTCCGGAAATTGATCAACAACTGTATGCCAAATATGGATTGAATGAAGAAGAAATTCAGTTTATTGAAGAGAACGTTCAACCAATGGAATAATAGTTATGACTAGACAGGGTTTCTAATCACTTACCAAGTGGTTAGAAACCCTGATTTGTTTCATTTTATTTCACACTCACCATCCAATTTTAATAGAGGAGACAATAAGCGTATGAATATTACAAAGCAGAAAAATGTGTACCAAATAGAGGAAAACGAAAGGATATTAGCGACCATCAAAACCTACCGCAATCAACATCATTTGAGAAATATATCGCGTTAATATCCGATGAAGATTTTTATGTAAAGGATTATGGTGAAATTGCTTGTGTCAGTTCGATTACGGATATAATTAATAGCAACAATAAAAACACTCATATTCACTTTGTGAACATTCCTCATGCTAGCAGGAAGTACAAAATGAATATGAGTTATTTTGACTCGGAAATTTCAACTTGAAGTTAGCCACTTATCGTAAACAATGTGTTACCTACTAATTTACTGTATTGGTCTATCTAGTCAGTGCTTGATAATGAGCTGAGGCATGATAGGGTCATTCCAAGGCTGGCCTCTGTCAGCTTTCCAAACTATCAGTCATGCCGAAGGAGGCTCGTTGTCAAGCACTGACGAGACCTTCCTCTTGTCTTGCCATTTTGAAGGCTTTAGTAAAGACTTCATGAGGTGTTTGATAACCTAATATTTTCCTAGGATAATCATTCATCCATTGTTGAATTCTCAAACAATCCCTTTAAGTTAAGTCACTCATAGAGTTACCTTTTGGAATGAAACGACGAATGAATTTATGTTGATTCCCACTCGTTCCTCTCTCCCAAGAGGCATAGAAATGCGTAAAATAGACATCTAATACCTCAGATAACCCTTCGTGGAGTCCTGAAAATTCTGAACCGTTATCTGATGTGATACTCTTAAAGATAGATTCAAACTGATCACCTGCTCGTTCTTTCAAATTCGTCACTGCTTTATCGACTGATTCAGCACTTTTCCGTCAATTTTTAGAATAACTTCAAAGCGTGTTTGTCTTTCAACGAGCGTGAGTAATACCTGATCGGATTTTGTCTTATTCCCTATAACGGTGTCGATTTCCCAATGACCAAATTCTTTTCGATCCTTAACTGCCTTAGGTCTTTTTGTAATCGAAGTCCCTATATTAAATTTCACTCGAGTTTCTGGCGTTTTACGTCGTTTTCCTTTTTTGCCTAAGAATATCGAGAGAGATTTGGAGAATCCCTTGATAAATCCAATTATAGATAGTCTTAAACGAAACCTTTCCTTGATAATCACGTCCTGCTATCTGTTCAGGGGACCAAGTAAGTAGTAGTTTAGAGTGAATCGCTTGAATCAATTCAGACGTATGCTTCGGTTTTCTTCCTTTGGATTAACCTTTGATCTCTACATTCATATAAGCCGTACTTGCTTGATAAGCGCCAGAAATACATCTTCCTAATTCACGATAAATGATAGAGCGATGTCGGTTTAGTAACTTAGCGATTCGGTTGACTGGATAACCAACTTGATGGAGTATTTCTATTTTTGAACGTTCTTCTATGGTAAGCTATGTGTAGCTCATAACAGTCCTCCGTGTTAGTGTTTGTATGATTACTTACATTTTACACGAACCTGTTATGAGTCTTTTAATATTTGTCTCAATAAATTTTACAATCTATCTTAATTTAAAGTGAGTTTATATTATCAAACTCTACAGATAATAAAAATGATATTATTTTAATTCAACCCAATACTCTCCATTAACTTCAATAAATTCATCTAATATCTTTTTAGCCACTTCACCATTAGGTACGGATTGATTTAAAGTAAAGGCTTTTAGAGCTTTTTGATATGAATTTTCAAAGAAAGCATCTACAAGTAACTTTTCTGCAGCAACTTGAGCTTCCATTAAACCTTTGTGGAAATCTGGAATATTAAATCTAAGTGATATAGGTTCTACACCTTGAGCATTGACATAACAAGGTACTTCAACAACAGCATCTCCTCTTAGATT